ACGCCTCAACCAAAGAGCCGTATAGGAGAACAGTGTCAAAGTTATCACCAAGCCATGTAGAACCCGCATTCACAATTGACTGCGGATAGTAATAGTAGTGCATCTCAACACTGTAAACAGCGTCGGGTGTAGGTCCTAAGATAAACGACAGTTCATTTGTGATAGTCCCACCGTTTACTGTTGGGCCAAAAAGCGCGTAGTATTTGGGGATGCCGGTATCAGTCGTCGGGTTTGGATACGCCTGACGGATGAAGTTCACATCTTTGTTGAGCAAGTACTCGTAGTTACCGCTGGCGTCAATTACTGCCAAAGAATACGCGGACAAAAAATCATCCGGGCAAGACAAGTACTTGTTGTTGAGTTCTGTAACGCCGAGGATGTTTTTTCTGATTGCAGGAAATTGCACCGAGTTATAGATGCGCTGCTCGGCCTGCTTCACAAAAACAGGAATCTCAGCGATGAAATTCGCTTCCGTGTTTTCTGTGTACGCTTCAATAGCGGCGACTAACTCGGTGTATGTCATGGTATCAACCCATCGGTCCGCGTGCCATCACGCCTTTGGTTGCAGCGCCAGTGCCACGAATCTTGATGCCGCTGGTCTTTGTGGGTTTGTACGCGCCGTCACGCGAGTTGGCCACAGACACAGGAGTGTCGCGCAGGTTTTTCGCGTTGTCCGCCGGACCGGCAGGCTGAATTTTGACTTTCTTGCCGGTCATGGTGTGCGGCTCGGCATAGACAGCGGCAGAGCCAACTTCTTTGCCCATCATCTTTTGACTGTACTTGGCCATGATCAGGCTCCTTTGCGCCCGGGCGACTTTTGGTTGGCCACTTTGGCCAAATTGCGACCCATCTTGAGCATGTCTGCGTTGGTCTTACCACCAGCACGCAGTTTGGTCACGGGCTTACCCGGGTGCATGCGCTTTTCGTGTTTATGCACAGCCGATGCGACCATCTTTTTGTCCTGTGCCAAGTCTTTCTTGTCCATGTCCGACTCCTTATGTCGTTGCTACCGTTACTGTACCCAAATTTACCCGCAAAACCAAGTTGTTTGGTGTTTCAATTGCGGTAAAAAACGAAGAACCTCCCACAGGGTTCCAACCCCACTGGAAGATTCGGCTACCACCGGTGGCCGTCCCATCTTCGCTTGGGGCCGTGCCAGAGGTGTTTGTGATCTGTAAGCCACTGTTGCCGCCCAGCCGGTATGTGACATCAGGGCGTGGGTTTCTGACTGCCTGCGGGTCTTCCACCGGGTACATGCCCAGTTGCAACTGCGGGTGGTCAGGGTCCCAGCACTGGGGGCAGACCAGAATCTGATAGTTTTTTGTCTTGATGATCTCCGTCTTCAGTTCCTTCAACTTGAACCGAAAATTACAGCGATCACACTGGGCAATCGCGTATTTGCCAGACGAAAACCGATTAGGCATCAGAAGGCTCCAGAGATGTATTGGCGACGCGGAACAAACCGCACAGCCGCCTTCTCGTGGTCTTCCTGAGACGCCAAGTCCCAAGCCTCGTCATACTGCTGTTTCAAGATGGGCAGACGCTCCATCGCCCCGGGCACCTTGAGCGCCATGTAATAAGCCAGTCCAGCCACCATACAGGGGATGAATCGGAACGGAACATCCATGACATTCACACCACCACCCGCGTCCTCGACCCGACGCATGCGCCAGTAGACAAACTGATAGTAGGGATTACCCGTAGTGCCTTGATCCGGTGTTGGCCAAACCGTCACTCGGGGAATATTGTTGACATACACGGCTGTGCCCACGGCGGGGCTGGTTTGGCTTGTGCCATTCTGAGCACGGAACACCCCACCAAGCGTGGTGGTGCTGGCAATCCAACCGTAGTAAATGGTCTCCGACCCAATGTTCAGATAGCCTGTTGTGGGCAACCCAGCAGTACTGGATAAAGTTACAGTCTGTGCTCCGGTGTCTGCACTCTGGTATGTGAACCCGGTGGGAGAGATTTGCCCATCCAAACGTTGAACCCAGACTTGAATGGGCCGGGCCTGCGTCAGTTTGTTGGGGATTGTGGCATAGGTAGAAACACTGATACGCGTGATGGTCAGATCGGCCTGATTGGACTGCTGGTTGGCTTGAGTGCGGATCACATGCTCCAGCAAATCCACCGTATCGTTGGGCAATGTGTAAGTGTTCAGGCCCTGCACGAGATTGATCGTGCCTTGCTCAAACGTCCACATGTTGATGCCACGGTTGGCCCAATCAGCAAACATCAGGTTCATCGAGCGGCGGGCAGTCTTCAGATCGTAGCCCGTACGCATCTCTGAGCCAACGCGCTCAAACGCTTCCTCGACGATTTCCGTGAGGTCTAAGTTAAAGCCTGAAGCGCCGGATGTGGTTGCCATGTCTTACTTCTTTTTCAAGCCCTTGAGCGTCTGCGCAAGCCGAGCACGCTGGCCCGTGACCCCGGGCTTTTTGGCGGCTGCGGCAAGTTTTTTCGCGGGGATCGGTTTCCCGGGCTTCGCGCCAAGTTCTGACCTTAACGCGCCGGGTTTTTTGATCGCCTTCTGAATCCATTTCTCAGCCATTATCGGTACCTCGCGGTCTTTTGGGCAATCCCTTTGGGTTGCTTTACAAACTGTTTACCTGCCTTTTTGCCTGCACGCTTGGCCTTGGTGGTGGCGGCGTACTCGGCAGGGGATAGGGCTTTGATGGCGGCTTCGGGCAAATACCGCTCACCCGTCTTGGAAGACGGTTTGCCAGACTTGGTACGCCATTTCTGGTCGCCCCAGTCCTTGAGCGATTTCTGCGGGTCTTTCACTTATAGCCCCCGCCCTTAGCCTTGTACTGCTTGGCCAACAACTGCGCTTTACGAGCAGACCACTGGCCTGCCCCCGTGCCTTGCACAGCCCGAGACTTGATGGACTCAAACAGCGACTTGCGCATTCCGGGCTTGGTGTAAACACCAGCCTCATTGACTTTGGACTTTACCTTTCCGCCCTCGGCGTACTCAGTAAAGTCGGTGTTGTCACGACGCGCCTTTTTAACCCCGCCCGGCATTTTGCTGGGCAGGATGGCCCCCATGCCACGGCTGGGTCTCATCTCAGCACTTCCCGCCGTAATTCATCTTCTTGGTCATGCCGCCCTTTTTCATGCCCAAAGGCTTAGAACCAGACATGACAACTTGCTTGCCCTTGGTTTTACCCTTGGTGGCCAGACCGTCACGGCTAGGAGCCGCAGTCTTAACAGCGCCCATTTTGGCAGTGGTCATGCCGCCGCCAGCCATTTTCTTCATCGATTTCATACCAGACTCCTTGTCCGCTTTTACAAACTCTTTTCCCACAGACTGTGGGACGCCTGCTTTCTTGGCAAACGCTGGGTTGTTGGCCACCGCCGCCATGAAATTGTGTTGTTTTTTGCTAACTGATGGCACTTCGTTGTTCCTTCATGAAGTCATCAATTTTCTTTTCCAACCGATCCAACCGGTCTAAAACTCGGTTGATGTCGTTGTGGACTTCCTGTTTGGTCACATACTCCTTGGCGATCTCCTCCCGGGTGCGATTCAGAAGAATCTGCACTCTGAGCAGTTCGGCTGACTTCTCTCTTAAACTCCATCCTAGAAGCCCAAGAAATGTAGTCAGCAAGGCGTTCCATATCATCAGTTCCATTTTCAGACCATACGACCTTTGGTTTTGCCCTTGGTGGCGCATCCGTCCGCAGACTTAACGTACCCACCCTCTGCACAATTCCAAGCCCGAAGGCTTTTATTGATCCGGCTGTCTGGATCGTTTGCCGTCTTGGCCGATGTCAGTTTGGCTTTCATGCCCTTCATACGGGCACAGAAAGAGTCGCGGCGTGAGCCGCCTTCCGGCTGGGGCCTTTTCAGGCCCGGTTTGCCCGGGTTTGCCGCGTTGTAAGAGGCACGCCCCTTGGCGTTCAAGCCGCCGCTGGGGTTCTTGCCTTCCTTGCGTTGCCATGCTGGTGTCTTAGCCATTTGCGACCTTCAGTTTCTTTTTGCGGAGTTCATCCATCAGAGGCATCAACACTTCAGTCTTGAAGTCGTTGGTGAACTCTTCAGTGCCGACGTGCGGCAAACTGATCTCCACGTCAAGCCAAACTTTGTACCCCAAAGCACGGGCGGTGTCGCAGAACGCATAGTCCTCGCCCACAAACATCCCGTCTTTGAGTTGGAACTCGAACACGTTAGCTATTTGGCTAACCCCGTCTTGCCCCAAGTACTTCTGTGCCCGCTCGGCCAACGCTTCAACAACGTTGCGGCGAACCAACATGAACCCTGTGCCCACACGATTGATGCGCATCATGGAGCCGTCAAACTCCAAGTCGCCATTTTCGTCGTAGTGTAAGTCCATGAAGAACATTTTGTCCTTGCGGCGGCGAGGATACGCGCCAGCCGTGATGTCTTTGTCCCCACTTTGCGCCATCAAGCGCAAAATGTGATCGGGTTCAGCGATCACATCCGCGTCAATGAACAGCAAGTCCGTGCAATCAGACTTTAAAAACTGATCGACCAACATGTTGCGCGCCATCGTGATAATTGAACAGCCCGAAACGTGGCCAAGTTTTACGGAAATTCCAACACGAAGCGCCATCGGCATCAGTTGTGCAAGCGTATAGGCGAGTTTGATGTTCACCTTCCCGTCGTACGCCGGAATGGCGACAAATAACTTGCGCCCACTGAGGTCGATGGACTTTTGTTCAGCCATAGAACACCGTGGCTGTTACGTTGGCAACCAAACCCACAAAAATTCCGTCTTTAGCCAAGATGCCCTCGCCGGGAATGATGACGTTAAAAGCGGTGGGGTTGTATGAATCGGCTTCCAACAGAATTTCGTCATACATCACAACGGCAGGACTGCCTGTGATGCTTCCGCTGGCGCTGTCTGTCACCGTAAAGGTATTGGCGTTGGTCACTGTGACAACATAAATGTTGTCTGTGGCTGTGCCGCCTGTGCCTGCGGAGAAGTCCAACCAAACCCGGTCGCCGTTTGACAGCCCGTGATCGGTGATGGTCACTGTAACCGTGTTGGTAGAACGCCCGTAGGTGCCTGACTTGGTCACATTGTTTGCAAACACGGTGTTGCGCGTTGCCGCGCTGGCATTAGCAGACACAATCGCACCTTTAATGCGAGTTCTATCCGCTACGGCCACACCTGTCGCAGACATGTGTACCGATTTAACGTCATACTGCATCGTCATGATGCGCTCCTATTAGGCGATGGTGACGCCGCGAGAACCAATGATGGCCCAACCAGCCGAGGTGTAAACCAGTGTGGCAGTGTCGCCTGCGGCGGTGAAAGTGATGGTTGCAAAGCCCAGAGGAGTTGTCGGAGTCAACACAGCCGAACCGCCATCCACAGCATGAGCAATTACTTTGATCTCACCAAGGGTGCCGTTTGCCAAAGTCAGGGCTTGAGCCGCGCCAGTGGTGGTCAGGTTGGTGTATGCGTTGGTAATGTCAACTGCGCCAGCGCCAGAGAGGGACTGCGTGCCCAGAACAACGTCGGTTCCAAAAGAAGAATTAACAGTAACTGCACCGGTGGTGCTGTTGACAGTAATGGATTGAAAGCCGTTTTGCGACCGAACTGGTCCGGTGAAGGTGGTGTTCGCCATGATATTTCCTCACATGCGAGTTTGGGGTGTTCTGTCTGCATGTCGTCAGCCGGGACTGTCAGAACACCGGGAACCCCGGAATGGGTATCAATATACCCCAAAAGAAAGGGGGGCACAAGGCCCCCCAGTCTTATCAGGTCGAACCTGAAGAACCCCAGATACCGAGGGGATCAGACCAGCCGAACGAATAACGCTCGCGGGCCTTGTAGCGGACGTTGCCAGTGTCGAAATCACCGTCCATCGAGTTAGCCAGAGGCATACGCTCGAAGTGCTTCAGACCGTTGGGAACGTCAGTGGTCAGGAACCAAGCGTTGGTGTCGGTCAAGAAGTGGTTGACGGTGAAGCCTTCGGGGATTGCACCCATCTGCTTGATAGCGTTGATGTCGTTATCAGCAGTAGCCACACGCAGTTCGGTGTCAAGCAGACGCTTGGCCACGAACATCAGGCTGGGCGGAATGACCAGTTTGCGGGGCTTGGCGGCGATCAACAGACCGCGTTCATCGGTCCACGCGGCGATTTGAATCACAGCGTTTTCCAGAGCGGTTTCGTTCAGATCAACACCAGTAGTGGGGCTGTTGTAGTTCACACCGCCAGAGACCAGCGGGTGACCCACACGGGTACCACCAGAGTTGTTACCAAACAGCGACACACCGTCGCCACCAGCGTAAGCGCCATTGAAGCCGTTGTTCAGAACAGCGGCGGCTTTGACTTGCTTGGTGTACGACATGGCACGGGCCAGAGCCTTGGTGTAACGAGCAGACAGGCTGTCGTACAGGTTGTCTTCGATCGCCTCTTCGGTGATCGAGAAACCCAAAGCGATGGTCTCGTGGGTGTAACGGGCGGTGAACGCCTCTTGCGCGTTGTCGTAAGCGATGGCAGAGCCTTCGTTCTTGACAGGCGCGGCGCTGAAGCCAGCCAGTTTGGTTTCTTCTTCGAAACTACGCTCCGATTTCTCGGTCTCGTAGATTTCCTTGTGCTCTTCGCCGTAACGGGCGTACTCCATGCCAAACAGAGCGTTCAGGCCGGGGAGCAACTCTTTGAGTAGT